TNTTTGTTAGCGTCGATTAGACGTTGAGCCTCGATAGCCTGTTCGGCTACGAGTTGGTCCATCTTCTTGACGGCGATCTCTGTTGATTGCTCGTATATACCTACTAGGTTGTGCGTACCTTGCAGTATTGATTGAATCATCTCGAAGAACATACCGATTGCCTTAAACATAATGATTACTCTTAGTTGGTTAGTCTCACACCACTAGCGTAGCTCAGTGGGTGGTGGCCCTATGGGGTGGCAGTGGGTAGTAGGGGGGGGGGTGGTTTGGTTTCCGCCTCCCCTTATAGAGAGTCCATCACTCGTACCCAAATTATGATTTTGTCAAAAACCTGAATCGTTCTTTTATCATTTCTCAAAATATTATTTATAATGTTGGTATACGTAACCGCGATCCATTAACTAATGCGAGAGAGGTTATGAGTAACAGTTTGGTATTAACACGCGATGCGTTTACACCCTGGGGTACGTTTGGACGTTTGCAGTTTCCTACTGGTGAATCCGTTTACACAATTGAAAGGCCGTGGTTAGACAATGAAGCGTATGTGTCCTGTATTCCTAATGGTGTTTATACACTGGAGAAGCGTAACTCTCCCGTAGTGTCCCGAACCAGTGGTGGTCAGTATCAGGAAGGGTGGGAAGTCACCGATGTCATTGACCGGACCTTTATTATGTTGCATCCCGCCAATTGGATGGACGACCTTGCAGGGTGCATTGGTGTTGGTAAACGCTATGAAGTATCACAGAACAAGAAAGCCCAATGGGTTCCCTCGGTACTTAACTCTCGGGTAGCGTTCCGTGAAGTCATGGGATTACTGGATCGGCACAATGAATGGACATTAGACATCCGGCCATTCTTTATGAGTGTGTTCTAATACGTTCAGCGTTAAACCTTACAAACCTCGCCCAGTGCGGGGTTCTTTTTTCTCTGAAATAAAGTAACCAGTCTTTTATAGTCGAGCCTTATTTATTATATGGATTGGGACTGTATATGGACGCGCTCAGTATCGAGCAGTTTAAAGAAGCGTTACCCGCAAGAATTAAGAAGTCTGTTAACCAGGAGCTGATTGATAAGATCAATCTGGTTCTAGGTGACCCTGACATGTACGAAGTGTATCGGGAGAACATGCTGTCGTACGCACACGTTATGAAAGACGGGCGTTTCAAGTTAACGAACTATGTTGAAGCTGTGAAGTACGTGAGCCAGAAGTTAATGGGTAAGACCAACATGGGTGCGTTTACGGCGACGTTCCCAGACAAGATTGTTGATTGGACCGCACGGGGTGTGGCGCCGAAGGATATGGCCAGCTACGTCACGGCTTACAACAAGTCAAAGCTCGTGTCGATGATTATGGAACAGTCACTGATTCCTACCTGGGTGTTGAACCAGGATAAGGCACAAGAAGCGATCAATGTCTTGGCCGGCTTAATGAATGATGCGTCCAGCGAAAAAGTACGCAGTGATTCCGCTGCCCACCTGTTGACGCACCTGAAGATGCCCGAAACCCAACAAGTTGAACTTCAGGTATCCACGTCTGAAGACAGTTCCATCTCTGCACTGCGTGAAGCCACCAATGCCCTGACAGCGCAGATCCGTACCGGTATTCAGTCTGGTTCGATCAGCGCACAAGAAGCCGCACACAGCAAACTCACGTTGGATAACGTCAGCGGTGAGGTGGTTGAATGATTGATCACGTAGCAGAAGCCCTCCAAGAAGTCATGGGTGTTGAGGATTACCTCAACGGCATGAGTTATGCGCCTGACCCTGGCTACGTGCCCTCCGACTTTGCCATTGAGTTTGTGACGTTCATTAAGTTGGTCAATGGGTCCCAGGGTGAGGAACACCTGACACCGGTGGTCCACTACCACATGCTGGACACCATCTCAAAAGGCGGTACGCGGATTGTAAACCTGTGCCACCGAGGCATGGCGAAGACCACGGTAATGGGTGAGTACCTGTTCTTGTACATCGCGGTGTACGGCACGTTAGCGGCGTTTGGTAAAGTGGGCCTGGCGCTGTACGTGTCGGACTCCATTGAGAACGGCGTGAAGAACATGCGGAAGAACCTGGAGTTCCGTCGAGAGAACTCTGCGTTCTTGATGGAGTACATCCCTGTTGCCAGGTTTACGGATATACGGTGGGAGTTCCACAACGCCGATGGCAAGATTTTCATTGTCAAAGGGTATGGCGCCAAGACCGGTGTGCGTGGTGCTAAAGAGATGGGCATACGCCCGCAGTTGGCGGTACTGGATGACTTGATCTCAGATGAAGACGCACGATCGGCCACGGTCATATCGGCGGTAGAGGACACGGTTAAGAAAGCGGTGACCTACGCACTGCACCCAACACGGAACATGATTATCTGGTCGGGTACAGCGTTCAACGCAAAAGACCCTTTGTACAAAGCCGTGGAGTCCGGTGCGTGGCAGGTCAACGTGTTTCCTGTGTGCGAACAGTTCCCGTGTACCAAAGAAGATTTCCGTGGTAGCTGGCCGGACCGTTTCCCTTATGAGTACGTCAAAGCGGCGTATGACATGGCTGTGTTGGAAGGCAGTGTTGAGACCTTTAACCAGGAGCTGATGCTGCGGATCATGTCGGAAGAGGACAGACTGATCCAAGACAACGAAATCATGTGGTACTCGATCAACAACGTCCTGCGTAATCAATCGCTGTTCAACTTCTACATCACCACAGACTTTGCCACCAGTGAAGCGGATAAGTCCGACTTCTCGGTGTTGTCTGTGTGGGCGTACAACAACAACGGTGACTGGTTGTGGGTAGACGGTGTGTGCAAACGTCAGCTTATGGATCGGAACATAGACGATCTGTTCAGGTTGGCTCAGATGTACCGGCCACAGTCGGTGGGTGTTGAGGTGAGTGGTCAGCAGGGCGGTTTCATACCCTGGATCATGAACGAGATGATGCAACGTAACGTGTACTTTGCGCTGGCCTCTGAGAACAACAACAGCAAGCCTGGGCTGCGCCCTGGTACGGGCAAACTGGAACGGTTCAACGTCATGGTTCCGCAGTTCAAGTTGCACAAAGTGTTCTTCCCCATTGAGAAGAAAGCCACGGCGCCATTGATAGAGGCGGTCAATGAACTGTCTCTCGCGTCCAAGAGTGGCTTCCGTTCCAAACACGATGACTTCATAGACACCATCAGCCAACTGGCTGTGATGAACGCCTGGCGCCCTAGTGAAACCGGTGATTTATCTCAGCAGGATGAGCATGGAATATGGAGCATGGAAGACGCAGATGAGCCGGACTCACCCATGAGTTCCTACGTTGTTTAATACCGGAGCCAGAGTATGAATTTGAAAAATGTAATAGACCAACTCAGTCACGGCGAGTTGCGGAATGTCTTCATGGCCGACACCAGTGACGGTGATCTGGACGAACGCAAGAAAGAAATGTTGATCACCCATGTGACCATGGGGCTTGCGGCGTTGCACACACGGTTCTTCCTGAAAGAACGCACGCACGTTGTGAATCTGTTGCCAGGCACAAAGTCTTATCGGATAGATGAGCCGGACCTGCTACGCATCGAAGCGGTACGCGACCTGGTGAATGATGAGTATTTGATCAACGTCTTAGGAGAGCCTGAGTCGCTGCACACGCCTGACTACCGGACACTGGATGTACCGCTGGCGTTGTATGAGGAACTGGTGTCACCGGTACTGGAAGTCTTCTACAGAGCGAACCATCTGCCCCTGGATAAAATGGCAAAGTATTTACCATTGGATCGAACGGAGATTGATCTGCCGTACACGCACTTGGAAGCCTTGACCTTGTATGTGGCCAGCCGTGTGATGAACCCTATAGGCATGTCTGAGACCTTCCATGACGGCAACAACTACGCGGCCAAGTACGAACAAGCCTGTCAGCGTCTTGAGTTGTCAGGGTTTGAAGTGAGCCAAACGGGAGGTAAAAATAAGTTTGCTGCGGGTGGTTGGGTCTAAGGGCGGGATTGGCCCCTAGCGGGGCCATCCCTGCTTAGACAATGTTCCGTTCGTGGAAGACGGCTTGCCGGCAGTGGTACACATCGTCTTCTGATTGGTAAATAACAAAATCACCTGGGAAAACGGTTTCATGTGCTTTGAAGGTAACGTTGGTGTATCC